ATATAGATTAGATCATATAGGTCGAAAAGAAGTTAATATGGGAAAGATTAAATATGAAGGTACTCTTAATGATTTATATAAAACTGATATAAATAAATTTATTGAATATAATTTAAATGATGTTAAAATTGTAAAAGCACTTGATGATAAGTTGAAATTAATTGATTTGATTCGTGGTATATCTCATCTTGGTCATATACCATATGAAGATGTTTATCATTCAAGTAGATATTTGGAGGGCGCTATTCTAGTTTATCTTAAAAAGATTAAAGTGGTAGCACCAAATAAAAAAGCTAATAAACTTAATAAGGGAGATGATGACAAATTTATAGGAGCTTATGTTAAAGAACCAAAGGTTGGTAGGCATAAGTGGATATATGATTTAGATGTTACATCTATGTATCCGTCAGTTATTATGTCATTGAATATATCACCTGAAATGAAAGTTGGTAAAGTTAATGGTTGGGATGCAGAAGAGTTTTTTAAGAATATAGAAAAAAGTTATACAGTAGAAATTATAGGAAATAAAACTGTTACTTTAACTCAATCAGAATTAAATAAGATGTTAAATGGAGAAAAATTATCTATATCATCTAATGGTATATTATATAGAACTGATAAAGCTGGGTTGATACCTTCTTTATTGAATACTTGGTTTAATGAAAGAGTTGAATTTAGAAAGTTGGCTAAACGATATTCAGATGAAGATAATCAGAAAAAATATGAATATTTTAATCGTAGACAACATATTCAAAAGATTATATTAAATTCATTATATGGTGTATTGGGATTACCTGTATTTAGATTTTATGATGTAGATAATGCAGAAGCTACAACCCTAACTGGCCAGACTTTTATTAAGTTCGCAGAGAAGATGGTTAATTATTATTATAATAAAGAATTGGGAACTGATAAAGATCATTGTATTTATATTGATACAGATTCTTTATTTTATTCATCATTAGATATTATAAAATATAGATATCCAAATGTTGATATTACTAATGATAATTTTATGTCAGAAAAGACAATTGAGTTAGCTGATGAAGTTCAAACATTTTTAAATGGTACTTTTGATATGTTTGCTAAAAAGTTTCTTAATTTGGATAAACATAGATTTGATATAAAACAAGAAGTTGTATCAAAAAGTGGTATTTGGGTTACGAAGAAAAGATATGGTCAATGGGTTATTAGAGATAATGGGGTAGTTGTAAATAAACTTGATGTAAAAGGTTTAGATATTGTTAGGTCTAATTTCCCAACTGCTTTCAGAAAATTTCTATCAGAAATATTGATGGATATACTACAAAGTGTAGATAAGGATATAATTGATGATAAAATTGTAACATTTAAGAAGGCATTAAAGGAATTACCCATTGATGATATAGCATTACCTACTGGAGTTAAAGGTCTAAAAAAATATACTGAAAAAAACGTAGCGGTTTCGGAAACTACGAGTATATTTACTTGTATAAAGAAGGGCGCACCAGCGCATGTTAAGGCTTGTATCATTTATAATGATTTATTGAGATATTTTAATCTTGATAAAATACATGAAAAAATTAGTGAAGGTTCTAAAATAAAATGGGCTTATTTAAAGTCAAATCAGTTACAAATTCCAGCTATTGGATTTAAAGGTTATGATGATCCAAAAAAAATAATGAATTTTATTGAACAATATGTAAATCACGATAAAATATTTAATTCTGTACTACAGAAGAAAATAGATTTGTTTTATGGGGCTCTTAATTGGAGTGCTCCAATAGATAAGGCAAATAGTTTAGAAAAGTTTTTTTAAAACCTAAATAGGAGAAAATAGTAATGCGAAAAGAAGTTATAGACCGTTTTATAGATAAGTATCGATTAAGCGGCAATGTTAATTCAGTTAAGTTAACAAGTAAAGGTGATATTTTACATACAAGATTTATTACTGATGATAAATCTTTGTTGGGTGAAATGACAATGAAGAATTTTACTTTTGATGAAGCTGAAATGGGTGTATATAATACAGAGCAGTTAACTAAATTACTTAGTGTTTTGGATGCTGATATAGATGTAAAATTAAATAAGATTGATGATAAAGCTGTATCACTTAAAATATCAGATTCAAATGCTAGTATTAATTTTATGTTATCTGATTTGAATGTTATAAACCAACCACCAAATTTAAAAACTTTACCTGATTTTGAATGTAAAATTAAGATTGATAGTAAATTTATGGAAACATTTATTAAAGGTAAAAATGCATTAGCTGAAGTTGATACATTTACTGTTGTAAATAACCGGGGTTCAATGGAACTTGTTATTGGTTATTCTACAATGAATACTAATAGAGTTACCATACCAGTGAGTTGTACGGGAACTCTTAATGATCATGTATCTTTTTCTGCTAAGTATTTTAAAGATGTATTGGTTGCTAATAAAGAGTGTGGTTCGGCTACATTAGAAGTAAGTAGTAAAGGTTTATCACGAATTAATTTTAAAGTTGATGATTATGATGTTACTTATTTTATGGTAGCAATTGATGAAGTTGATTAATGATTGTTGATCAAAATACATTATGGGTTGAGAAGTATAGACCAATAAGTTTAAATACATATATTGGTAATAACTTTATAAAAGATAAAGTTAAGATGTATTTGGATACTGGTGATGTTCCTCATTTATTGTTGTATGGTGGAGCTGGAACTGGTAAAACTACATTAGCTAAAATTATTACAAAAAATATTGATTGTGATTATATGTATATTAATGCTTCTGATGAAAATAATGTAGATAATGTTAGAACTAAAATTAAGAATTTTGCATCTTCCGTTGGGTTTAAGGATCTAAAAATTATAATTCTTGATGAAGCTGATTTTTTAACACCAAACGCCCAGGCCGCTCTTCGTAATCTTATGGAAACTTTTAGTAGAACTACAAGATTTATATTAACTTGTAATTATGTTGAAAGAATTATTGATCCAATACAATCACGATGCCAACCATTTCAAGTTATACCTCCTGATAAGAAAGAAGTAGCTAAACAATTAGTTGAGATACTTAATTCAGAAGAGATAACTTTTGATAAGAAGGATATAGTTACGATAGTAAATGCGGGTTATCCTGATATTCGTAGAGTGATTAATGCTGGTCAACGACAATCCGTTAGTGGTCAATTAGTTATTGATAAGGAATCATCTATACTAAATGATTATAAGATTCAATTATTAGAAATTTTAAAAACTCAAACTAAAAAAGATGCTTTTAAAAATATTAGAAAATTGTTAGCGGATTCGCATGTTAGAGATTATAGTGAAGCGTTTAGATTATTGTATGATACTGTTGATGAATATGCTGCGGGAAAAACTGCTATGTCTATATTGACTTTATCGAAATATCAATTATCTGATGTTCAAGTGGTGGATAAAGAAATTAATTTTATGTCTTGTATAATTGAATTAGTAGGAGTGATACATGAGTAGTAAAAAAATAAAATCTTATCCTAACAGTACTTACTGTTCAAATTGTAATGAAAAAATGTATTTCACACGAAAACAGAGATTGTATTTTCATTGGATAGAAATATTGGATAGGGGTAAGGGAATGATAACACAAGTTAAATGTAAGTTTTGTGATTCAATATATTGTAAATGGACTGGGAATTCTCTTGGAAAATATGATATTGAAAAAGCTAAAAAACAATTATTGAATGAAGATATTTGATTGGTTAGGCCAGATAACTTGTTATAAGAAACCCTGGCAATCATTTTCAGAATCAGAGCAAAAAACTTTTAATACATTTATTATAAATAGATTTTTATCTATGAGGAGCGAATGGACTGATATGGTTAATGACCTGCAGATTTATACTATGGGTATACCATTAAAAAATGGTGATGTGTATAAGTTATATTGTGATATATTTCCTAAAGAAAGTAGACCTGCTTTTATTAGATATATTAAGGGTAAGAAAGAAAAGAAGTATGATGACTTTTATTAGAAACTTTCAAGGAGTATTTTCAAGTTGGAAAAAATGAGATTTCTGATTATCT